TGCACCACAGTCATACTTTGAGAACTTTGGTATCGATACCGGCAAGGTTGTTCACACACCTATCACCGACATTGAACAATTGAAACATGATATTATGAAGCAAGTCAATGAACTTGAACGTAAGGACCGTGTCATGATTGTAGTTGACTCTGTTGGTAACCTTGCTTCTAAGAAAGAAGTTGATGATGCCCTAGATGGTAAGTCGGTTGCAGATATGACTCGCGCCAAGCAGATGAAGTCCTTGTTCCGTATGATTACGCCACATCTTACTATCAAAGATATTCCTATGGTCGTTGTCAATCACACTTACATGGAAATCGGTATGTTCCCGAAGGCAATCGTCTCTGGTGGTACTGGCATCTACTACTCAGCCGATAACATCTTTATCATTGGTCGTCAACAAGAGAAGCAGGGTACCGAGATTGTTGGTTATAACTTCATCATCAACGTTGAAAAGTCTCGCTATGTTCGTGAGAAGTCCAAGATTCCTATTGAAGTTACCTTCGAGGGTGGTATCAGCAAGTGGTCTGGTCTACTAGATATTGCACTTGAAAGTGGTCACGTAATAAAGCCATCAAATGGTTGGTATCAGATTGCTACCGAGGAAAAGAAGTATCGCTTGAATGATACATACAACAAAGAATTCTGGATGCCAGTTCTGACCGACCCAACATTCAGCGAGTGGGTTGAAAAGAGATACCGCATGGCAGGTGGACAAATGATGGAGGGTGAAAATGTGGAAATTCTTGACGAAGATGTTTCAGAAGAATACGAAAATCTGTGACGAATGTGGTTGCGGCATCAATCCTAAGAAAGATGCTGCAATCTGTCTTCATGGTTCAGAACATGGCCTAACTTTTGAGAAGTGGGTATGTGAAGATTGTTGTATGAAGATTGCTAATGATTATGAAGAATATTTTGAACTAGAGGATGTGAATGTTGCAGAAGAAAATTGAAACTATTATCCTAAGTAAGTTGATTTCGGATGAGGATTACCTGCGTAAGGTAATCCCATTCATTAAAGATGAATATTTTACAGACAACGCCGAGAAGTTAATCTATCGTTACATCAACGAATTTGTTACCAAATATAATTCTCTTCCTACCATCGATGCCATAAACATTGCTCTACAAAATGACCGCAAGGTAAATGAGAAAGAGTATCAGCACGTTACAGAAACTCTAACCGCACTTGATGATGATGTGGATGCCAATGAGAAGTGGCTTCTAGACCAGACGGAAAAGTTCTGTAAAGACCGAGCCGTGTATAATGCCATTATGCAATCAATTCAAATCATTGATGGCGAAGACAAGGTACATTCGCAAGATGGTATTCCTTCCATTCTCCAAGATGCATTGGCAGTTGGGTTTGATAACAACGTAGGACATGACTACATTGATAACGCCGAAGACCGTTTTGATTTCTATCACCGGGCAGAAACTAAGTTGCCGTTTGACCTCGAGATGTTCAACAAGATTACCAATGGTGGTCTACCAAATAAGACATTGAACATTGCTCTTGCTGGTACTGGTGTTGGTAAGTCTCTGTTCATGTGTCACATGGCTGCTGGCGCCTTGGGTCAGAACAAGAACGTTTTGTATATCACCCTCGAAATGGCAGAAGAACGTATCGCAGAACGTATTGACGCCAACTTGATGAACGTGAACATTCAAGAACTCAAAGACCTTTCTAAGTCTATGTTTGACCAGCGTATTGCCAAGATTCGTTCGAAGACAGAAGGTCGTTTAATTGTCAAAGAATATCCAACAGCCAGCGCCCATGTTGGCCATTTCAAGGCTTTGTTGAACGAACTCCAGTTGAAACGAAACTTCAAGCCAGATGTTATCTTTATTGACTATCTGAATATCTGTGCCTCAAGTAGATACAAAGCATCTTCTGGTGCCAACTCCTACACAGTCATCAAGGGTATTGCCGAAGAACTTCGTGGTCTGGCAGTAGAGTTTGATTTACCAATTGTCTCTGCCACTCAGACAACCCGTAGTGGTTATGCTAACTCGGATGTTGAACTGACTGATACATCGGAATCATTTGGTCTGCCTGCAACGGCCGACTTGATGTTTGCTCTTATCGCAACAGAAGAACTTGACAAGATGGGTCAGTTGATGGTAAAGCAATTGAAGAACCGTTACAACGACCCCGGCATGAACAAACGCTTTATGGTTGGTATCGACCGCGGTAAGATGAAACTATATGACTTAGAAGATGATGCACAAGCTGGTATCATGGACTCTGGTCAAGATGATGTTCCAGTGTTCGAAAATACTACCATTGGTAAGCGGAGAGATTTTTCAAAGTTTGAGTTTTAACTTGACAAACCGTTATAAATGTAGTATACAATAGTTATGCGCCGTTAGCTCATCTGGATAGAGCGCGAGACTTCTAATCTTGAGGCAGCAGGTTCGAGTCCTGCACGGCGCACCAGTTTTTAGGAAATAATATGGACGAATTGAATCTTAAACTTGTAGTATCTTCATTTGTGTGGACAAATGTTGGTAGTTCAGACCTTCCATTATGGAAGACAGTGGGTGCAAAAGAATATATCGTCAAGTATTTTACTGGCGAACCTACTTTTGGCATGATCAATGAAGAGCTTGATAAAGTTTCTCACATGTTTGAGGGCGGCGATTCATTTGTTCGTGAAACTGTAGCTGGATTTGAAATTTATTTTGCAGAAGCCCCTACAAATTCTGAAACATTCCAAGCCAATCTAAATGGCGCAATCGATTTTCCTCCTATCGATCTTACCGCAGTGGATGTTACCGAAGAATTGAGTGCTATACTGGCATAAAAATACCGCTTGACATTTCCTCAGAATCTGCTACTATATAATAGTAGATAGAAAAGAGAGAGTGTGATTCGAAAGTATTATAAATATAGGGAACATTATATAGATGGAACTCCTATGTTATCCTTTACACAATTTATCACTGAGGCGACCCACACTGGTGGTATTGCTCATATAGAGCATCCTTCTGATAGATCATTTGATAGTCAAGACGCTGCACACCACGCATTGGAAACTCTGCGTGGTGTTGCACGTGGGAAAACACCATCTACTCGTAAGATAGATGATAGAATGTCTTTCCATGTAATTCGAACACCAGAGGGTAAGATTGGTGTCAAGTATAAGGGCGCTGGTTCTCACTATAACTATTCTGCCGCAGATATTGAAAAGCAACATGGTCATAAACCATATCTTGTCGGCCCTCTGAAAGCACTTCATGCCCATCTAGGCAAAGTTCTTCCGAAAAAGCCGGGTGAATATCAAGGCGGATATATGAGCGAACCTTCTGGAAGATCAGAATACACCTCACACATCTCGCATACTCCAAATACGATTGAATATCGTGCAGATGCTGGTAGCGAAGAAGCAAAGAAGCTAAAGAAATCCAAGGTTAGTGTTACTATACATACGGAGCTAAAGGGGCCAGAAAGAACCGCGCATCCTATCACGGACATGTCGCACTTTCAATCACATCCTGATGTTCACATGGTACAACATCTTGTATCAGACAAAGAGCGTAAACTTCCTTCTACAGTTAAGTCTCAAGCAGAAGAGCATCTGAGTGCGGCAGAAAAGTTGATGAAAAGTCACTCGTATCAGCATCTGCCTGGTCACGAAATACACCTAAGAACATATATCAATAGAACTGTTACAAGCGGTGAAAAACCTTCTGTTGAAGGGTATAGAAAACATTTGCAGACTGCACACCAGAAACTGATAGATGCCGTCAAGACTCCGGCTGCTAAAGAGCGCAAGACTGCTACTATGAATACTCATCTATCTCAAGTAGATGCCAACAAGAAGCACTTCCAAAAATCGTTTCAAATTCACCATCATCTACAACAAGCGACAAATCATCTTGCTAGAGGATTAGATCGTGCCGGTGGTGGTGGGTTCTCGACACATATTAATGGTGCAGCCGCTGGCGGCGAAGGTTATGTCGCTCATGGCCTTAAAGTTGTTGACCGCGAAGGCTTCTCGAAAGCTAACCGAGAGCGTAGTGCAATTCTAAGAGCAAGCAAGGGTAAATAATGGCCGACGTTCATCATCATATCACGCAAGGTAGAATGAACCCAATCACGGTGGGTCATGAAGCTGTTGTAAACCAAGTTCGTAACACGGCTGGTACCCACGGACACACCATCGTTCTTACTGGTACACATGATTCTAAGAAGAATCCTTTGACGCCTGAACAGAAGTTGAAACATGCTAAGAGAGCATTTCCTGGTGCTAACGTTCGTCTTCTAGATAAAGAACATCCCACTCTCCTACACCAGATGTCAAGACTTCATAGCGAAGGTGTTACTCACTTACACTTACACGTTGGTTCGGATAGGGCCCATGAGTTTCATGCCCTTGCGCATAAGTATAATGGCAAAGAAGGACGTCACGGTTATTACAACTTCAAGAAGATTACCATTCATACTGTTGGTAAAGAGCGTTCGGATGCTGATACTGGTGTAGCGGGTGCATCTGGAACCAAGATGCGCCAACATGCCGCCGCTGGTAACGAAAAAGAATTTCATAAGATGGCACCTAGTGCCATGTCCACAAAGCATAAGAGCGAACTCTATAAAGATGTCCGTCGTGGTATGGGCCTTCATGAAGCCTTGTCCTTCAAGAACTTTCTAGGACTCTAAGATGGGTGGACTACTAACATACATCAAAGACATGATGTCAGACGGTGGCAATCCTTCAACTAAACGTTGGGTCGCAGTTGTATCTACTTTGCTCATTGCCATCGGTTACATCGCCAATCTATTCTGGGACTTCACCATTGAAGAGTTTATCTTTAACGGTGTAATGTATATTGTTATCGGTACTCTTGGTATTACGGGTGTAGAAAAGTTTGCACCTAAGAAACCAACTAAGAAGACAGAAGAAGAATAAGGAATTAAATATGTTTGGTATGATCCCTCTCCCATATAAATTATTAGCAGGTGCAGCACTAATTATTGGCGTTTTCTTTTATGGATATATGAAGGGCTCTGCCTACGCCGAAGCAGAACTACAAAGATTTTCTGCTAAGGCAAGCACACAAGTTGCCGAACTTGAGAAAAAGAATGCTGAAATAAGTAACAATGTAGTTACTGAATATGTTGATAGAACAAACACAATTAGAGAGAAAGAATATGTTTACATTGATACCGCTAAAAACATTGTTCCTAGCCAGTCTGTTATGTCTAACGGCTGGGTGTTCACGCACGACTCTAGTGCCACTGCCAGTGATGCCGACCCCACCCGAGCTTCTGATGCGTCCTCCTCAGGAATTACAGACACTACGGCCCTCGTCGGAATCATCACAAACTACTCCAGATGCCAGCAAAACGCCCAGCAATTGATTGCTCTACAGAAGTGGATTGCAGATAACAAAACTGAGGTTGATCGTATCAACTCCGAGAAATCGAAGAAGTAATTGTTATAAATATAGCAAACGTTTAGCTTCTGGAGATACTTTTAATGGCTAATATTATTGAGAAAGCAAAGGCGCGACTGAAAGAGGCTCGTGGTTCTGCATATACATTGTATCACAAATCATATACCGATGCAATCAATCACGCACTATCACACCACCAAAAGTCTGGTCTTAATGTAAGTGACGATGATAGATTTCAGCACGTTGGTGTTGGTTCAAAGAAGCCAAGCGAAGGTAATACCACTTCCGTAAGTATGCCAGCCACTCACACTAGTGGCAAGAAGCACATGGTACATGTCCAAGTATTCAATAAGGGTGGCACACACCCGTATGAATTGAATACCTATTCGAGCGGCATGGGTCGTAATGTCAAAGAAGCCGCTGATAATTATCCAAGAGAAGGTTTTCCTAAAGAAGGCGATTATGGCTATCATTCAAATCCTGGTCTAAAGCCACAAGAGAGCGATAGCGACGAAGATATGGACAAAGCATACAAGGCAGCAAACGGCGAAGAAGCTAAGAAGCCATTGAATGCAAAGACCACTGAAGTATCAAACAAGATAGAAGAGGGGCGCGGCGAAGACTCTAAGGGTCACTACCGCGCAACAGAAGATGGGGCTGGTCTAACTCGCAAGGGTGCCAAGGCCATGGGCATCAAGACGGCTGTTACTACACCTCCTAGCAAACTGGATCCAAAAGGTGAAGCTGCTGGTCGCCGCAAGTCATTCTGCGCCCGCATGGGTGGCATGAAAGGTCCAATGAAGGACGAGAAGGGACGCCCAACTCGTAAGGCTATGTCACTACGCCGCTGGAATTGTAACGAAGAAATCGAACAGATAAACGAGTATGGTATTGACCAAAATGCACACAGCGTTAGTAATGGTTATACGCCGAAAACGCCACCAAAACGTCCGCCGATTGCTAAACCTACGATGCATCCTGCTGCTGAAAAACCAAGAACACCACAGAGCAGTGTTGGGTCTCT